TACTAACTTATTGTAGTAAAACATTCTAAGACGAGTTGGCATTTGATAAAGTTCCATCATTGTAAATCCATTACCATAATAAACCATATCAAAGATTTGAGTATGTAAATCTATACTATGATTGCGACTTAGGCCAAAAAAACCCAACTTCCATAGCCACAGGCGCCTCCTCCACCTCACCATCTTCATGAGTATATTTGAATGTCATATCCATATCAGGTGAAATTTTCTTTACATATTCTCTAAATGCTCTACTATCACCAGCTCTCATTGAATTAACAAACTTATTAATTGTAGATACATCAGAATTACCATCTATTGATTTAATCATATATCTTAAACGAGTAGTGATATCAAATGACATATCCTTATTTAACTTTTGTAATGCTTGAATATCTTTATCTATTGCTGCTTCATCACCATGAGTTAATATTTTAAATACAATTTTATTTTTTCCTAATGGTGTTGTAAATTCTAATTCATTTTTGTTATTAAATAAACTAAAATCAATTTCTTTTGTTTGAATTTTAGATAAATCAATTTTTGCAGGCATTATCTGACCCTTTTCTGAAGAATAAAATTCAAATTCATAATCAGGTCCATATCCTAACAAACGAGTTGCTAATAAAATAGCGTTTTTATCACCAACTACTATATCATTAATATTAACATTATCAACTACAATTGATTCAAATAATTTATCCAATACAACTCCTTTTTTTATAAGGTTTGCAGAGGAAAGAATATCTTCTTCTTTTGCAGTCATTAATTTAATAGTAATTCTACCAGATGATAATGGGTTTTCTTTAGGATATACTAATCCTTTAGATGGTAAGTCCAACACTTCGGTTGGAAAATCATATTGTTTTTCTGCCATAAACTTTATTGTTTTGTATATATAAATACATCCTTTTAAAAAAATTGGAAATAAAAAAAGGGGAAGTGTTTATCTTCCCCTTTATTTTTTGTTTTATTTTATTAGTATTCTAAAATAGCGTAATCGTAAGTTAGAGTTAAAGTTACCATAGCTGGTTCGTTAGATGAGAAATCTAATTCACCAAATTGAGCTTGGTTGATATATGCTCCTTTAATTTTCCATTGTTCAACTTTATCACCAACAGGACCTAGCATATATAAATCTATATCTTTTTTGTAGAAATCAGCGTATCCATCTCTACCAGTAATAGATTCATGTGATAAACGAACCCACTCCATTACAGCTTGCGCTGCTGATGGAACGATTGGGTCATAAAGAGAAATTTGAATGTCTTGCCACTCACCTTTACCCTTTAATTGTCTTTTCACGTTGATATGGTCTAAAGTTACCTTTTCAAATTGAATTGAAGGTCTATTTGCTGTCTTAACCATATATCCAGGTACACCATCCCACTCCATAATAAAGCGGTTTTTCATCTTTGGTTCGAAGTTCGTATAGAACATCTTATCAAACTCTAATATTTCTGCCATTTTTATTCCTTTTAATTTATATTAATAAATATCTATTTGTTACTTTTTTGTATTATGCGTTAAAACTTGCTCCAGTTGGTAAGATGTTGAAATCAATTACTATGAATTCAGCTGTCTTAGCAGGTTGTAAGAAAATTTGTCCAGCTAATATGTTTCTATCAATTACATCAGGAGTATTGTTAGTTTCATCCATTACAACTCTAAATGCGTATAAACCTTGTCTTTGTTGAACACTCTCTAAGTAAGGGTTCACAGTGTTTAAGAATCTATTACGAGTTGTAGATGTATTTTGTTCGAATACTAAGTAACGAGATGTTGAAGCGATAAACTTCTTCATTGTGATAAGTAATCTTCTAACATTAATTCTATCTAATGCTGATGCCTTATCTTGCAATGTCTTTTGTCCAAATGCTACAATACCTTGCCCTGGGAATGATGCGATTGGGTTTACTTTATTTTCATATAAAGTATCTCTTTCAGCGTGCGTTAATCTATTTAATACACTAACTGCTCCAGTGATACCACCTCTATTCAAACCAGCAGGTGCGAACCATTCAGCCGCCAATCTATCGTTACTAGCAAATACTGCCGGTAATAATACTGATGGTGGAACTGATGTTAGTTTGTTTGTGTTAGTATCAATTGTTTTAACCCAAGGATAGTAAGTTGCTACATAGTTTGAATCTACTGAATTTGCTTGGTCAGTTGCTTCAGTAATTGAATCTCCTGCTGCGTTAAAGTCAGCGATATAGAAACAATCTTGTCTATCTTCAACCATATCAATAACTTTTGTAGTTACCGCTGGGTGTAAACTTCTTATGATACCCGGAGTTGCTACTAAGTTGATATCCCATTCATCAGGATTTGATATAGCGTTGATTGCTTGATAGTATGCTAATGTACCAGTTGATGTTCCAGTAGAACAATTAAATCCTTGCGTATTAGCTGCGTTAATATTAGTACCTAAGTTTATTGCTGTTGTTGGATTCATTCCATCATATCCCTGTTGGAATGCTAATACAAATTGTCTTTTAACCATATCAGTTGATGCTGAACCTGTCATTACATATGATAATTGAGAATCAAATGCGAATGCTACGTTAGAACCAGTTTCTGCATTTTGAGGTATTGCTTTAAGATAATTCATATTATCCATTTCAGTAAAATCAAAACCACTATAATAAATTGGAGATGATGAAGTATTACCAATCGAGTTTGTTTGATAAACTACTGCAGGTATTTGATTTGCTAAAGTATTGTTGTTACAATATACAGGGTTTGTATATGATGCATGTCCAAATGGTGCTGCTGAAATTGGATAAGAACCAGGTCCAGCTAAATCTTCATCATTCATTACTTCAACTCTAATATAAGCTGATTTGTTTGAATAATCACCATGCTCAGTTATTTTACCATCAGAATCAATTGTAATATATCTATCACCTATTTTTCTAGCTATATAGTTAGGAGAAGCAGGGTCTAAGTTTACATTTTGGAATGTTTCCATTACAACTTTTCTCTTATCAGTATCACTATATCCTCTTACAGTTACAGTAAATACAGAATAATCAGTTGCTCCATCTTCACCAGCTGCCTTAACATTTGAAATACCAATTTTAAATTTAGTATTATAAACATCACCATGTCCTAATGTTACAAACTTAAATAAATTATATCTTACACCACTTATTAATTGAGATTGAACTACTGGCGTTTCAGCTGCATAATAACCATATGTATAATCTTGCGAAGGTAATGCTTGTCCAGTTACTACAACATTAGAAGTAGTTGAACCAGTGTAGTTACCAGCAATAGTTTCAAAGTAATTATAAGCGTAAGCGTTTTTAGCTCCAAATGGAGATTCACCAAATACGTCTGCTAAATCATTTGTATCTTTTGGTAAAATTGATGCGGATGTAAATACACCAGATGCTGATAAAAAGAATGAACCATCTCTATATAAATCAGTCACAATACTTGCTCCTGTAAATCCATAATCTTGGTATCCTTTATCAGTATTATACAAAATACCGATTAATTTTGTTCCCAAACTTTGTTTTTGTGAACCACTAGCAAATATTGCTAAAGGTGCTTTTTGGGTATAGCCACCAGTACCAGCTACTCTTACGATTGTTGCTGTTCCAGCTTCTGCTAAATAGTTTTGTACTGCATATTCAGTATAATAAGTTCCATCAGGAGTTCCGAAAATATTTTCGAACTCTGATTGTGTTCTCACAATAGTTGGAACAAATGCAGGTCCTTGCTTAAAAGGTCCTATAAATGCTGCCCCAATTTCACCAATTCCTTGTTGTAAAAAGGAAAGGTCATTTTCTCTTGTGAATACGCCAGGTGATACGATTCTTTCTGCCATTTTATTTATCCGATTTGTATTTTAAGTTTGTATTTGTTTTTAGGTGCAAAAATACACATATAAATATAATGAAAATATCCAAAACCATATTTTTGTTATTAAATACAGTTTTGGATATAAATTAAGTTGTATTATAATGAATCCTTATACAGGTTTGGCATCTGCTACATAATTTGTAGAACCAGATGTTGGTGACCAAGGCATATCATCGGAGAATACGTGTTGATGAGATGTTACAGTTGAATCTATCTCAGCTTGGATTCTTTCAGAAATATGATGCCAATATGCAGAACCATGTGAACCACTAACTTGTCCTTTAATCCAAGTTAAAACTTGCTCTTGTGTAAGTTCTTCATAAGGTACAAAAGAACCAGTATTTACTTCAGAAATATTAAATGGAGTTGCACCATTAAAAATTGCTGTATTTCCATCTTCATCTTGTCCAGTAACTTGCCATTGAGTACCCACAATTACATTGTGAATATCAGTACCTTTCATACTTTGCTTTCTTAAGGAATTCAATTTCCATTCTATATCTACTATTGCCATATTATTTTATTTTATATAAATATTAAAATTATTAAATTTCTACACATCCAGCATAATAATCTGTTGTAAGTAAATGTCTATATGATTGTGCCATATGGTCTAATTCAGATGGAACTTCCAACATAAATTGACATCTATGGTCCATACCAGCAGTACCAATACTAACACCATGTTCATTATCAGATGAGTTCATACCAATAAATCCAACTGGTTTTGCACCTGCATCTCTTGCTTCTTTATTTTTCCAAACAGTAACACCAAGTTCAGCAACATATCCAGCTGACCAATGTACTTCAGTACCTTCTGCTCTATCAACAAAAGTTAATCCATCTTTTCTAGATGGGTCTGGTGGTATTGGATGGTCTTTTATTCTTTTTTTAATTGTAATGTTTGTTACCACATGGTATGCATTTTCAGCTACCAATCCAGTTCCAGGTAATTCGTAATCTCTTAAAAGTGCCATAGTTTATTGTTTATTATTAAATATTATTTCTTTTAATTTTTCAATTTCTTTTTTAAGTTCATTTATTTGATTTTGTTGTTCTTTAAATGTTTCAATAAATAAACCTGCGAAGTTTCCATAAGATACCCCAAACTCATCATTAACTTCATCATAAGTAACAACTTCAGGGAATGCATCAACTGTTTCTTGTGCAATTACACCGGTTTGTCTCTTTTTAGCATTTTCGCCTGATATATTATGTGCCTCATCCGGTATTCTATAATAATAAACTCCTCTTAATTGTAAAACTTTTTCTAATGCGTTTTCAATTGTAATTATCTCTCTTTTCTTTCTTCTATCAGAGTAAGCTACAACGTTACCAGTTGCATACAATCCTCCAGATAAATACATACCATATGAAGGTGATGTTGATGAAGTATTGATACCAATACAGTTATAAGGCCAATAGTGATAATACATCCATCTACCAGCTTCATAATATATACCACCATTACCACCACCATCAAACATTAAGTTTGGAGTATAACCTGCGTTCATACTCATACCATAATATCCGTTTCTATTACCATCATTTCTCCATCCTGAATAAGATGATGCGTAGTTAGGATACCAGTGTGCTCCATTATAACCTGTGTATATACCTGTTGTTTGAATATAGTTCCAGTTATATGTACCCATATAGTTGTTACCATTTGCTACTTCGAATAATAACGAACCCATATCGTGGTTGTTATACATTCTTATACCCTGATAACCATAGTAAGCTCCTAATTTAATACCTGTGTGATATGCAATTCTTAAATCCGGATAAGGATAACCCCATCCACCACCTTCTTGGAAGATAGCGTATGCCGAAGCACCCATTCCAGAATCACCACCAGTACCAATAAATGTAAGTTCTCTAGTTGTTATATAGTTTAATCTATTACCACCATTAATATCTAAGTAATAGTATGTATCATCTCTATCGTAAATTACATTTGGACGTGTATCATATAAATAAGTAATGTTACCTGAATAGTGGTTGATATATGTTGAATATCCGTTCTGACAATCTAAGTGTAAGTTACCATTGGTTACAACCGCAGAACCCCAAGAGTTAGGTCTACCATTAGAACCCACATACATATATTGTCCCCAAGATGGGTTAGGTCCATGCAATGCACCACCTCTAATTCTTAATGCCGAATCAGAAGTTGAGTTAGGGTCTAAGTAATATCCACTATCATTGTTATCATACATAATAGGTGTATAGAACTGACCTCCAGTATCCATTTGTGCTACAACACCATTATTAAATCTCCATTGAATAATATCACCAGCATCATCACCCCAACCAATTACTAAGTTGTAATCGTTTGATGAACTACCTCTAGTAACCATACCAAAGAATGCTCCATCAGAATCCTGAATTACATGCAATCCATATGCTGCGCCAGGAACATAAACAGGATAAGAACCTAAATAATGGTCGTATCTACCTAACCATATCTGATGATTCCATGCTGTTCCGTTTGGATGTGCATATTGTCTTGTTGCGATAGCTCCTCTAGCAAATAATGAAATACCAGAAGTATTCAAATCCATTGAATATGTAGTATCATCATTATCGTATTGATAACCAGTTCTTAATTGGTTATTGTAGAATACAGTAGAGAAGGCACTTTGTGCGTAAATTTCTAAACCAGCACTTTGCATTTGGATTCTACCATTATATCCAGTCAATGGTGATAACCACATAAAGTAGTTATTATCATTTGATTGAATTTGTAATGCAGATGTCCAAGCTCCAGGGTAAGAACCAAAATTTATTTCACCTTGTCCTTCTGAATATATTGATAATGCTCTAGTTCCAGATGATGTTCCAGAAGTTCTTACTTTAAAATATCTTACATATGAATAATCCGTAGGGTCTAATCTCCAAGAAGTATCATTACTATCATAATAAATAGGGGCTCTCATTTCAGAGTCTGACCTTAATGAGTAGTTTGAGTTTATATAACTACCAGGATAAATTTGCATTGTATCGTACATAGTAGAACCCCCACCTCCGTAGAAGTAGATAGTACCATCAGTACTAAATCTCATATAAGATGCCCCAAAGTTAGTATTGATTCTACTGAAATAATATCTATTGGTAGAGCCATCATTAACATCGTTTCTAATATTGTATCCAAATCCACCCCACTCCCAAGTATTACCAGGTTCGGATACCCACATTTGTAATCTTGCTTCACCTCTACCTGCTCCGTTACCAGCTGCTCTTAAACTTACACCCAATGTAGAATCACCGTGATTACCCCAAACGTGGAATCTAGTTGATGGGTCTTGTTGCCCAACAGCTAATGTTGAAACTCTTGATGTACTAGTTGGGTCCACTCTATATCCACTATCATCCGAATCATAGAATATTGGTGCTCTCATTGATGTAGCAGAATATTGCTCTCCATAAGTCCAAAAATATCCGTTATAGTGAGACATAATTCCTGTAACTTTACTACTAGCATTATATCCTGTCCATGCCGAAGGCATTGTAACACCACTTCCTTGCCCAGCAAATACTGTTTCAGCTCCAACCATTGAATATGTACCAAAACCTTGTCCAGCTTGCGAACCGTGATTTAAATAGAATATACCCCATCCTCTAGCATTCTCTTGGAATAACCAGTTATTATTTTCAGATACATCAGATACTAAGAAAGTACCACCATCGTTTTGTTGTCTTAGATATGAGTTTATTTCAATAATATTATTTCTAGAAGTACCATTACCATCCCAATAATATGCTGAACTATCTCTATCCGAAATATAAGGAACATATAAAGTATTTGTTATTCTTACATTTGAATCTCCTGCTCCAATACTCATCAATTCAGTTGTACTAATACCAGGCGAATCATTCATAAATCTAGTACCACCATAAGAGGCATTACCACCAATTTCAACACCAGTATGCCATCCCATTACTAAACGAGTATGAGTTGAGTATCCGTTATTATATGCCGATTTTGCGTATAACAAATAATAAGGGTTATTATCACCTCTCTGTCCCCAAGTGATACCATTCATTTGACCGTTTGTATTTGATGGGTCACCTGTTCCGCTTGCTAAGTTTATATGTCTAGTTGTACCAGCTCCACTTCCTTTTTGGAATAAGAATGTACCACCATTATCATAGTAAGTATCTGCGTAAAAACTTGGTACATATAAATTAGATTGTACAGTCATTGTACCCGTATAATCTACTCTTACTCTAGTTTGTGGAATATCAGTACCAGTACCAGATGTACCTGTTCCGGATTTAATTGCTATAATAAAATCAGAACGTTCTGAACCCGGTGTATCTCTATATTGTGCACCTAACCAAATATGTGGTGCAACATCATATCCAGTACCACCAGAATAGTTTAACAATCCATTGATTGCTATACCAGCATAATATCCGGTACCACTTCTTGTTGCTGAAGGTCCTAAGACTATATTGTATGTATTTGCATCTATCTCACCAGTACCAGTTGTATATGAAGATATTCTTAATCTACCACCAGCATTATTTACAGCCTGTACTTGCCCAGCACTAATGTTCATTCTAGCTATACGAGATTGACTATTAGGGTCCATAAAGTATGTGGTATCATCCAAATCATAATAGATTGGAGAATCCATTCTATTATCTGCAATATATTGGAAACTTCTATTTCTAGGATATCTACCACTATCTACTGCACCAAATGATGTTACAACCGAAATATCCCAACCATCATCCCAAGTATCAATACCAACATTATTAAATGTTGCTTCAAATTCTTCAACTATACAAGCTGGATAATTCCAACTCGTATTAGTTTCACCAATCCAAATACAACAATAACCTCCCTGATTACCAAATCTAACTTGATATGCAGGTGAACTTAAATCACCTACAACAGATGCTGCCATATTTACCCAATATCCACCACCATAGTTATATCCACTAATTAAATAAGTCCAAGAAGTTCCATCTGAATAGTTGTAGATAGAAACTCTCATTTTCATCATACAAGAACTATAACCCTGTGGTAAACGAATCTTAAATGCTCCAGTTACAACATTACCATTATAAGAATAAGATGCTCCACCAGGTCTTAATATTGTTGTTGAGTTTACAGTTGATGTTGTACCAGTTTGTAATGCCAATCCACCATCAATCCATAATCTACTTAATTGAGAATATGAATTTGGATTTAAAAAATATGCTGTATTATCGTTATCTATAAATTGAGTTGCATATAGATTACCACTTGTATTGTATCCGTATATTGCTAATCTAGTAAGAGTTCCATTATTATTAAATGCACCATTACCATAAACATAATATGTACCACCAACATTTGAACCAATGTATGCACCATAACTTGCGTTTGTACCAATTGAATCGGTCATAAACGGAGTTGATATTAATGTACCATTGTGGTTAAATGTTGCTGTACTATTTAATGTTAATGCTCCACCAAAATATCCAGTACCAGCTACACCTAAATTATATCCTAATGCAGTATATTGACCAACAGTTATGTTACCACCATTTGGATTCAATAACATTCCAAAGTTAGCGTTATCACTATTTCTTCCCGATTGTAATGCTACTTGATAACCATATGTACCATCTAATGAAGCAATGTTTAGATAAACATCACTACCACCAATTCTTGCTGCGTAGTTATTAAGAGTTGCTAATGATGCCGGTCTAGTTAAACTATTACCAACAGTAAGTTGACCGGTACCTGTTATATTTGCGAACGTAACATTATCAGATGTTCTAACATTTTGGTTCATTAAATAAACCTCAGTTGCACCCTGCCCAGTATCTATCGTACCACTTAAAACTATGTTTCCAGAACTAACATTAAAATTACCTGCGTTAATTGTAACACCACTACCAAATGTGTATATACCACCATTATCACCAGAGTAATGATTTAAATTACCACCACTTGCTTTTATTGACCAAGAACGAACTCCACTTTCATTAAATCCTAATCTATCTCCAGTATTTATTGCTATACCAGCATCACCTGTACTATTTACGTTTGATGTATTTCTTAAAATACCATTTACAAATAAATCAGTATCAGAATACCATCTACTATTAGCTTCATTCCAAAGGAATTGTCTTGTTGCTGAACCATTTCTTTTAACTTCAAATCCGCTATCAATAACCACAGGAGAACCTGAACCAGTTGCTGATGCGTTAAGAGTTATAATATTATCGTTTGTTTGAACATTTGTTGTGTTCAAATATGTTGTTGTTCCACTTACAGTTATATTACCTGTGATGGTTGCGTTACCAACTACTAATAAGTTAGTACCATCAAATGTCATATTGGCATTAACTTTACCATTTGGTGCAGTACCATTCAAAGTAATTACACCATTATTAGTTGTACCAGTTAAGGATAATAATCCTGATGTACCTGCTGTACCACTTGTGCCAGAAGTTCCTGATGTGCCGGATGTGCCACTCGTGCCACTTGTACCAGAAGTTCCCGATGTGCCGCTTGTGCCGCTCGTACCACTCGTGCCGCTTGTACCTGATGTGCCAGAAGTTCCCGATGTACCTGATGACCCACTTACGCCGGAAGTTCCTGATGTGCCACTTGTACCAGAAGTTCCTGATGTGCCAGAAGTTCCCGATGAACCACTCACACCAGATGTACCACTACTTCCTGATGTGCCGCTACTTCCTGATGTACCGCTACTTCCGCTTGTGCCAGATGAACCACCCGAACCAGAAGTTCCTGATGTGCCGCTTGTACCAGAAGTTCCTGATGTGCCACTCGTACCGCTTGTACCACTCGTGCCGCTTGTACCAGCCGAACCACTTACACCAGAAGTTCCTGAAGAACCTGATGTGCCGCTTGAACCTGATGTGCCACTACTACCGCTAACTCCGGAAGTTCCCGATGTGCCACTTGTACCGCTTGTGCCAGATGTACCCGATGCGCCCGAAGTTCCTCTTAAACCTGCAATAGATATTGCCCAAGAAGATGCAGTTGTTGTACCAAAATTATAATCTGCAGCAATTGCAAATGTTGTACCACCTGTAATAGTTACAGTTCCCTCAAAATAGTTTGAAACAGTGTTTACTGCTCTTACTCTATCTCCAGTTATAAATGCACCTTGCTGATTTGTTGTTAAAGTTATTGTACCAGTTGATGCTGGTGTTGCTGATGTTGTAGATGTTACATTACCATATCCAGCTCCAGTTGAACCGCTTGTTCCCGATGTGCCACTCGTACCACTACTACCACTTACCCCAGAAGTTCCCGATGTTCCCGCTGACCCAGATGAGCCTTGCGCTCCACTCGTTCCACTACTTCCAGAAGTTCCCGATGTGCCACTACTTCCAGAAGTTCCTGAAGAACCTGATGTGCCAGCTGAGCCAGATGAACCTTGCGCTCCACTTGTGCCAGATGTACCATTAGTTCCGGATGTGCCACTACTTCCAGAAGTTCCTGAAGAACCTGATGTGCCGCTTGTGCCAGAAGTTCCCGATGTACCAGCAGTACCACCACTACCAGCAGATGCTGATGTGCCACTCGTGCCGCTTGTTCCTGATGTGCCGCTTGTACCTCCACTTCCTGATGTACCATATGAACCGCCAGCTCCAGTTACACCGCTTGTACCCGATGTGCCACTCGTACCGCTTGTTCCTGATGTGCCACTCGTGCCGCTTGTTCCAGAAGTACCTGTTGTACCACTTACTCCAGAACTTCCTGATGTGCCAGAGGTGCCGCTTGTTCCTGATGTGCCGCTTGTGCCGCTCGTACCTGATGAACCACTTATACCGCTTGTGCCGCTTGTACCAGATGAGCCCGATGTACCACTACTTCCTGATGTGCCACTAGTACCGCTTGTGCCACTCGTACCACTACTACCACTTACTCCAGAAGTTCCTGATGAGCCGGTAGAACCGCTTGTGCCAGATGTGCCACTACTTCCAGAAGTTCCTGATGTACCACTTGTGCCGCTTAAACCAGAAGTTCCTGATGAGCCACTAATTCCAGAAGTTCCCGAAGACCCAGATGTACCACTACTTCCCGATGTGCCGCTTGAACCAGAAGTTCCTGATGAACCTGATGTGCCGCTCGTTCCTCTAGTTCCTGATGTGCCACTAGTACCGCTTGTGCCGCTTGTACCAGAAGTTCCCGATGTGCCACTCGTGCCAGAAGTTCCTGATGAACCTGATGTTCCACTACTTCCGGAAGTGCCACTACTACCGGAAGTTCCTGCTGTCCCGCTTGTACCAGAAGTTCCTGATGTGCCACTTGTGCCAGAAGTTCCCGATGTACCAGAAGTTGCTGCCGCTGTTTTTCTACCAATTCTACCAGTTGTTAAATTCAATACCAATACCTCTTGACTTGAGTTATCAGTTGGTATTGAATCTCCTGTAATTCCTATACTACCACTTACACTTAAACTACCTGTAATTTCTTGTTTATCATTTGTTGCATCACCAAATTTATTTGAACCGGATGAATAAATGATAGAAGATGAAATATATTGTGCAAAAAATTCATTTGTTTGAATTCTTCCTTGAACTATTAAATTTCCACTTACATTTGTATTAACATTAATTTGTAATCCTAAATTTGGAGAAATATTTGCTATTGCCGAGCCCGATTTCAATTGGTTTATATCACCAATACCAGAAGCTTGTATATTAAATAATGCACTACCATCTCCTTTGAATAGAGATGCGCTTATTGAACTAGAAATATTTACGCTTGAAGATATTTGTAAAGTTTGTCCACCTAATGTACCAATAACATTGGTTTGTAATTTAGATGATGTAAAGTTTCCTACTACATTTACCGATTCAGATGAAGCATTAAGAATAGGAGAACCACTTACAAAAAGCGATACACTATTAACACTATTCTGATTTATTCCGTTAGGACTTTTTCCTTCAAACTTCATTCGTTACTATTTTATGTCAATTCTAATACTGAAACAATTACATCTGCTGAATTAGCTAAAGAAGATGTTATTGAAATATTATCACCAGTCTTTAATACTAATTTTTGCTCACCACCAAATAATACTGTTGTACTTCCTTGTACTATCAAAGTATCTTTTACTAAATATGCTACTTTATTTGCTGCGTTATCTCTAACCATAGCACTTACAGTAATATTATTTGTATTTGTGTTAGCAATATTCAATCCAATAACAGTTGTAGTTGTTGCTGTTGGTGTTGTATAAACTACCGCACCAGCTGTACCTATTGAACCCGTTACACTATTTTTAAATACGTTTGCCATTTTATTTTATTTTATCCTAATGCGATAGCAAAAGCTAAAGCAGAATCTAATACATTTACTCCATCTACCAAATAACCACCCTGATTTAAATATATAGAACCAGTAATAATTTGAGAACCGGTAACATATAGTTTACTGGTTACATTTAAATTAGTAAATGTAGCAGTTTGTACTTCAATTGTACCTTTAAACGAACCAGTTAATGAACCAGTAAAAGAACCACTCAAATCCGCATATGCATGAAGTCTATCTTGTATAATTGAACCTGAGAATATGGGACTATGTATTACCATTTATTTTTAATTCGTTTGTTTAGGTATAAATATAAAAAATCATAATTAAGGTTTTACAGGCCAGTTTATATTAAATGGATTTTCCTGTTTTGTTATATCTCTTAACGATTGTCTATATTCTGCCCATAAATTTTTTGTTTCCGATGCAACATCACCCAATTGTGTCCAATCACACTCTGTTAATAATTCATTTCTAGTTTCTCTAACAATAAACCATTGATTTTCCAATCTATAATTTATTTCACTATCTGATGCTACTGTTTGATTCCACGATTGATACCATTTACCATCTATTAATATTGGAGTACCTTCCGTAATATTTTTTGTATAATCTATTGGAGCTGGTACATTGTTTATTTCAAATACATCCCATTCTGCTAAAAATTGATTACTCATTTCAGCAGGGAAACTTACATTAGAATTATCTTCTCTAAGTTGTTGAATTGTATAAGGGTATGTTATAGTATCGTTACTAAATTTTAAATACATATTATTTCCAATTTGCAGGTATTGATGCGTAATTTGTTAATCCGGTACAATTAAAAAATGCCCCAGTACCAGATGGTGTTGGATTTCTAGTCCATAATGTAGGAGCAGTTCCACTTAAAGCATTTGATGTAGAACTCATATTATAAATGTTAGCAAAGGTTGTAACACTTTGGTTATTTGTAAATTGTAATACATTTGTTAATGCTCTACAATTTCTAAATGTACCTGAAAAGTTTACAACTTGCGTATTCAAATCAAATAATGTTGAAGGTACACTCGCTAATGCACTACAAGCAAAAAAGCAAGATGCAAATGTTGTAGCTTGTGTATTATAATTAAATAATCCAGTTGGTACAGTTGTTATAGTAGCTACGCTTGAAAAGCTATCCGTAAATGTTGTTGCTAATGGTGAATATGCAAATATATCAGATGGAATAGCTGTTAATCTAGTACCTCTCATAAAAGATGCAAATGATAAAATATCTGCTAATCCGGTATATCCACCAACACCACTTAATGAATTACTTCCAGGTATTGTTGTTAAATTATTACATCCATAAAAATTAATTACTTTTAAACCAACAGTTCCCCATTGAACTAATTCAGTAATTAAACTTCTAATTGATGCGGAGTTATCCACACGAAAACCTGGCATAAATCCAGTAATTGTTACAGTATATGTACCTGCTGATGCGTATGTATGTATTCTATCAGATGAAGTTGATGATGTAATTAAAGGAGAACTACCCCCATCCCCCCAACTTATAAACAAAGATGGTGTTTGTCCGCTATAATCAACTAATGGACAAGTAAATACCGTATTAGTCGTAGTTGTTGTGACTTTAAATACAAATGGGTATGATGTTGATGATGATGTTTCCACTAATCTTCTTCCTATTGTTGTTGACATTTTATATAACTATTTAAATCATATTTTTACCTGTTACAAATCCGTAATAAGTTGTACCACCATTATAAGTATAAATTACAATTACATCTGTTCCAGATGATGTTAATACAGGCGTTGTACCACCTGCCCACTTAATTGATGGCCATGTAATAGCGTAAGCTCCTGCATTTACCATTAATAAAGTAAATCCAAATGCGTTAGATGATGGTGCTGCTGCAAATGTTATTGTTGCTGAACCATTAAATTGTCTTCTAAAGTTATTACCTGTTGATAAATCTATTGTTACGCTTCCCCCAGTTCCTAAATCGTTATAAGTTTCTCTATATGTTACTGAACTAATACTTGTACTAATTGTAACATTACCCGTTACACTTAATGTAGTTCCATCAAATGTTAAATTAGATTCAACAACAGATGTTGGTGGTACGTTATTATATGTAATTACACCATTTTCAGTTGTACCAACTAACGTTAATCCACCCGATGTACCAGACGAACCATTACTTCCTGATGTACCTGATGTTATGCCAGGTGCTGATGTGCCTGATGTTCCTGATGAACCCGTAAGTCCAGAAGTACCCGATGAATATCCCGGAGCGTTTGTTCCTGATGTACCGCTTGTTCCAAAATAAGTTCCATCCAATCCGCTTGTGCCAGATGTACCACTTGTGCCGCTTGTGCCTGAAGTTATGCCCGGTGCTGATGTTCCTGATGAACCACTTGCTCCCGATGTACCAGAAGTTCCTGATGAGAATCCAGGTGCTGATGTACCTGATGTACCTGATGAGCCTGCTGAACCAACCGAACCCATTGCTCCAGAAGTACCGCTTGTTCCCGATGAACCAAATAATGTACCATTCAATCCAGAAGTTCCCGAAGTGCCACTCGTACCGCTTGTGCCACTACTTCCACTTGTTCCTGATGTGCCACTACTTCCGCTTGTTCCCGATGAACCAAATAATGTACCATTCAATCCAGAAGTTCCTGATGTACCAGACGTGCCGCTTGAACCAGAAGTTCCTGATGTGCCGCTTGTACCACTAACTCCAGAAGTTCCCGATGAACCAAATAATGTACCATCTAATCCAGAAGTTCCAGCAGAACCACTAACTCCACTTGTGCCGCTTGTGCCAGATGTACCCGATGTACCGCTCGTGCCAGAAGTTCCTGATGAACCAAATAATGTACCATCTAATCCAGAAGTTCCCGAAGTACCATCTGCGCCACTTGTTCCGCTTGTGCCATCTATACCGCTTGTACCGCTTGTGCCAGAAGTCCCATCCAATCCAGATGTGCCGCTCGTACCACTACTTCCAAAATATGTACCATCTAATCCCGATGTGCCAGAAGTTCCTGATGTGCCAGAAGTTCCTGATGTACCCGATGTACCATTTTGCCCATCTACGCCTGAAGTACCATCTAATCCACTTGTACCAGAAGAACCAAAATATGTACCATCTAATCCGCTTGTGCCAGATGTTCCATCAGTTCCACTAACGCCAGATGTACCATTTGAACCATCTACTCCTGAAGTGCCATCTAAACCCGATGTACCATCTAATCCAGAAGTACCACTGCTTCCAAATAAAGTACCATCTAATCCTGATGTACCACTACTTCCCGATGTGCCGCTTGTTCCATCCAAACCACTTGTACCAGATGTGCCATTTAAACCACTTGTACCGCTCGTACCACTACTTCCAAAATAAGTTCCATCTAAACCAGAAGTTCCTGATGAACCATCCTTTCCGCTTGTGCCAGAAGTTCCTGATGTGCCGCTTGTACCGGCTTAACCAGTAGAACCTGCTGAGCCAGTTGAGCCCGAAGTACCACTACTTCCAAAATATGTACCATCTTTACCTGATGTGCCAGAAGTTCCTGATGTGCCACCACTACCACTTGTACCGCTTGTGCCAGAAGTTCCTGATGTGCCACCACTTCCGGAAGTTCCCGATGTACCTGCGCTTCCTGTTGTACCACTACTACCAAAATATGTACCATCTTGTCCACTTGTTCCAGAAGTTCCTGATGTGCCGCTTGTACCAGACGTTGCTGATGTACCGCTTGTACCTGCGCTTCCTGTTGTGCCACTACTTCCAAAATATGTACCATCTTTTCCAGATGTACCACTACTTCCGCTTGTGCCACTTGTACCACTTGAGCCATTACTTCCCGATGTGCCGCTCGTACCACTTGAGCCATTACTTCCCGATGTGCCGCTCGTGCCACTTGTGCCACTTGTGCCTGTTGTACCACTTGTGCCGCTTGTACCGCTGGTGCCGGATGTGCCAGCTGAACCATTTGTTCCATCACTTCCTGATGTGCCATTTGTACCAGATGTTCCTGATGTGCCATCCGAACCCGTAGTTCCTGAGGTGCCGCTCGTTCCAGATGTTCCTGATGTGCCGCTTGTGCCATCACTTCCGCTTGTACCACTTGTGCCAGATGTACCAGATGTACCATTAGAGCCCGTAGTTCCTGATGTGCCGCTTGTACCGCTTGAGCCACTTGTTCCATCACTACCAGAAGTTCCTGATGTGCCGCTCGTTCCGCTTGTGCCACTTGTACCATGAGAGCCGGTTGTACCACTACTTCCTGATGTGCCGCTTGTACCTGCTGAGCCTGATGTGCCAGAAGTTCCTGATGTGCCAGAAGTTCCTGATGAGCCTGTTGTGCCAGAAGTTCCTGATGTACCTGATGTGCCAGATGAACCTGATGTGCCGCTTGTACCACTACTACCGCTTGTGCCAGATGTTCCCGATGTTCCACTACTTCCTGAAGACCCACTCGAACCAGAAGTTCCTGATGTGCCGCTTGTGCCAGAAGTTCCCGATGTGCCTGTCGTACCAGATGTACCATCAGAGCCTTTACTACCACTTGTACCACTTGTGCCACTCGTGCCGCTAGTACCAGAAGTTCCCGATGTACCAGATTGACCTGCGCTACCTGAAGTTCCTGATGTTCCACTTGTGCCGCTTGTTCCGGCGCTTCCACCCGTACCAGATGAACCAGCTGAGCCGGTTGTACCTGTACTACCAGAAGTTCCTGATGTGCCGCTCGTACCGCTTGTGCCAGATGTGCCGCTCGTACCGCTTGTACCTGCCGTGCCTCCTGTTCCTGATGTGCCGCTCGTTCCTCTAGTTCCCGATGTGCCGCTCGTTCCACTCGTGCCGCTTGTTCCAGAAGTTCCTGATGTGCCGCTTGTGCCTGCTGAACCAGTAGAACCTGCTGAACCAGTTGTACCACTACTTCCTGATGTGCCACTTGTAGCGCTTGTACCGCTCGTGCCAGAAGTTCCCGATGTACCATGAGAACCAGCTGTGCCAGATGTACCGCTTGTGCCAGACGAACCTGATGTTCCTGATGTGCCGCTTGTACCTCCACTTCCACTTGTGCCGCTCGTACCGCTTGTGCCAGATGTACCTGCTGTTCCTGATGAACCGCTTGTGCCAGATGAGCCCGATGTTCCTGATGTGCCGCTTGTTCCTGATGTACCAGATGTACCGTCAGAGCCAGTAGTTCCGGATGTGCCACTTGTACCGCTTGTGCCGCTCGTACCGCTTGTGCCAGAAGTTCCCGATGAACCCGATGTACCACTTGTGCCAGAAGTTCCTGATGAACCTGATGTGCCACTTGTGCCGCTTGTGCCAGACGTACCACTACTTCCCGATGTGCCGCTTGTACCACTACTACCACTACTTCCTGATGTGCCAGAAGTTCCTGTTGTACCACTACTTCCTGATGTGCCGTCAGTTCCTGATGTGCCGCTTGTACCAGTAGTTCCTGATGAGCCGCTTGTGCCAGAAGTTCCTGAAGTTCCTGTTTGACCTGATGTTCCAGATGTGCCTGCTGTTCCAGATGAACCTACTGCTGCTGCTATACTTCTATATCCTAATTTTTTTGTTACAGAATCCCAAACTACAACTTCTTGATATGAAGAAGATGGTAATGTGTTAAAGTAAACATTACTTTGAGCTATTATACTACCACTAACACCTAAACTTCCACTAATAGTTAAATTAGCGTTTATATTACTATCTTTATTTACTTGTAAGAATGATGCCGTATTTACTCCTTCAGCGTTCAAAGCGTACAATGCGTATGATGCGGTATATGCTAATGAAGCAGTACCAACCAACATTGAAGCCGTTTGATAATTTTGAACGAAGTTTGTTGTATCTACATTTGATGCATTTTGTGCAAATAATGCGTAAGATGCAGTTTGTGCAAATGATGATGACAACACTGTCATAGATGATGTAGCACTATTTCTTACATAATCAGTTAAGTTTAATCCACTTAAGTTTGAAATATAAGATGCCGTTAATGCGTATGATGCCGTAACTGCACTCAATACACTCATTGAAGCAGTTTGGTCATTTCTTACATAAGCGTTTGCATTTGCTAATGATGCTGATAATGCTGTTAAAGATGCCGGGTCAAATCCAGTTACTGCATCAGCTATTGTTGCACGTCTAGCATATGATGAAGAAATAACTTCACCAAATACTCTATTACCATCAATTGTACCTTTTATTAATGAACCACCACTACCAATTACAGCGTGCCCAGAAGTTAATCCAGCAAATTTAATATTGATTGTATTTTCATCAATCGATTTAATTGTACCTGCCATAATCTGGTCTTCTGAACCAGTTGCGTATATTTGAACAATTGGATATAATATGTTTAAATTATGTACAATTGTTAAATCACTTACATTACTAAATCCTACAGTCTCAGTTAATGAAGTTTCAGGTTGTGGTATAAAATATCCTTGAGTTGGATTGTATCTTAAAATATCATACTCTGCACTAGCAGTAGGTCCTACTCCTTGGAAATTATATGTTCCTAAGAATGAACCTGTAAATAATTGTGCTTTAATTGTACTACTAGCAGTTACACTATTCAATCTAGTGTTTTGAGAAACATACATATCACCCCAAAAGAATGAAGATGTATTAACTACAAATCCTTTATCAGGAGAAATTGATGCCGTTACCGAACCACTCTTAATTACATATGTTTCAAATGCTAAGTTAGCAATATTAATATTGTATAATCCACTACCATCACCATAGAATGCCGAGCCACTTCCTAATAATCTAATATCACTACCAGTTACTATAATACCTCCCGATACAATTAATGAACCAGATGCAATAGTTACAGAGCCGGATGTTATAGTAGTTTGCTTATTAACTTCCAATCCTCTATTTGGAGATATAATTGCTTGCGCTGAACCTGATTGGATTCTGTCCAATTTCAAATCTTGCAATGCGTTAGCAGGGATGTTAAATAATCCACCACCATCACCATAATATTTAGCTGCGGTAATTGGTGTGTTTACATCTAAGAAGTGTGGGTCAATAACTGCTCTAGCCGAACCAGATTGAATTCTATCTAATTGAAGGTCTTTCAACGCAGATGCAGGGATGTTAAATAATCCACCACCATCACCTATATAAAGTGAAGAAGATAATGCTCCACTAATTTCAACCGAACCAGTAATTTGTGTACCTACTGAACCAGATTGTACTCCAGTTATAATTTCAAATATTCTACCACTTTGTACAGATGCTGTTGCCGAACCACTTGCGATTAACGGAGCTGCTGCCGCTTGTACATTTGTAATAAATCTACCATCACCATATAAGAAAGTTGTTGCTCTAATTGAACCACTAACTTCTAACGAACCAGTAAATTTAGAACCAATTGCCGAACCTGTTTTTGATGTAGTTACAACAAATGTATCACCACTTGCTACCGATGCCGTTGCCGAACCACTTGCGATAAATGGTGCAGCTGTTGCTACTACATTTGTAATGAATCTACCATCACCAATAAAGAATTGAGCTTGTAAACTACCACTCAAATCAACACTACCAGTTATACGAGTACCAACTTGATAATTTAATCCAGAACCAGTTGCTCCAGTTGTTACAATGAATGTATCACCACTTGCTACCGATGCAGTTGCACTACCACTTGCGATGAATGGAGCTGCTGCCGCTTGTACATTAGTAATATATCTACCGTCACCTATTAAGAAATCCGTTACTGATAACGAACCACTTACTTGAACTGAACCCGTAAATTGCGAACCAATTTGAGAACCAGTTCTATCAGTTATAACTTTAAATCCATAATCAGGAGCCACAGAAGCTGTTATTGAGCCTGATTTAATTTCAGTTGATATTAATGCATCTTGCGTTAATGCGGAACGAGGTATATTTCTTAAATAAGTACCTTCCGCAAATATTGCAGATGATGAATCTATATATAATGCCCCACTATAAGCGTTTAAGTAAATACTTCCGCTTGTTAATATACTAGCACTTACATCTAAACTACCACTAATTAAAACACTACCAGTAAATTGAGAGCCGCTATCTATTGATTGAACTCTAAATCCAAATTCAGGACTAACTGATGCTGTTATACTACCAGTTGTAATTCTAAATGCTTCTTCAGTTATGGCGTTTCTAGGAATATCAAATAATCCTTTACCACTACCACTAAACATTGATGCTGATACTGGGTATTGGAATGTTGAAAATGTATTAACCACTAATCCAGTATTAGGTGCTATTGAAGCAGTTGTTGAACCACTTGCTATTCTTGCTGCATCACCTACAATTGCTGCTCTTGGTATATCAAATAATCCCTTACCACTACCACTAAACATAGAAGCAGTAACAGTTGATTGTATTTTTAAACTACCACTAATAGTAGTATCTCCTATAAAAGTTATTTCAGCCGGCTTTTGATATTTGTCTAAAATATCAATTTCACCCATCATCATTGAATGAAATTGGCAAATATAATATAATGTAGATTGAGATGCAGTTGGTACATTAAATGTTAAAATTCCATTTTGTGTACCATTTCCTGAAACTCCATCAGTAAATTGATTTGATGTTCCTGTTGTAGGAGATGTTTTTATATAGAAAGGATGTCCATTTGCATTTATATTAAATGTATAAGTTACACCTCTATATAATGTAAGTGTTGCGTTTGAACCACTAGCTGCTCCACTAATCCAATATGCGTTTGAACCATCATTTACAACATTAAATACAGTATTTAAAGATGCTGTTGGTAAATCAACTGCTGAAGATGATACTACTAAACTTCCACTAATAGTAGAGAATGTGTTTACAACAAATCCAGCCGTAGGTGAAATTGATGCAGTTGCAGAACCACTTGCTATAAATGTAGAAAGTAATGCATCAGGCGATAATGCTGAACGAGGTATATTTCTAAGATATGTACCTTCACCATAATAAGCTGATGAAGAACCCAATACCAATGCACCACTTGTTGCAGTTATAAATAAACTACCAGTTATTTTAACACTACCAGTAATTTGAGAACCACTTGCAGCTGATATAACTTTAAATCCAAAATTAGGTGATACAGATGCGGTTACTGAACCCGAAAGAATTTGAGTTGAAGTTAAAGCATCTTGGTTTAACGCTGAACGTGGTATGTTAAATAATTTTTCACCACTACCACTAAAATATGAACCACTTTTTATTTCAATATTTCCACTTACAAATAATGAACCAGTTAATTGTGAACCAGATAAAGAAGATTCAACTCTAAATCCATAATCAGGAGTTACTGATGCAGTTATACTACCAGTTGCAATTCTACTTAATTCATTTGAAAGTGCTGAGAATGGAATGTTTGTCAATCCAGCACCACTACCACTAAATACCGATGCAGATACTCCACTTTGGAATGTAGATACACCACTTACATTTAATTGTGAATTTATTGTAGTACGAGAACCACTAATAGAAACACTACCACTTATTTTAGTTCCTTGCTGAACAGACGTTACAACAAATCCACCAATAGGGTCAGTAGATGCGGTTACACTACCACTAAAAATTCTAGATGTATCTAAGTTTGAAATTGCTGATGCTGGTATATCAAATAGATTTCTACCACTACCAGAATAAGAACCTGTCATCAAAAAGATTCCACCACTTACATAAAGAGAACCACTAAATTGTGAACCACTTTGAGTTGATTGAACTTTAAATCCATATTGTGGTGATACCGATGCCGTTACTGAACCAGACTTAATTTCAGTTGATATTAGTGAACTTAAGTTAATAGCTGAAATAGGGATATCAAATAAATTTCTACCACTACCACTAAACGCCGAACCACTTTGTAATTCTATATTTCCATAAGTAAATAAACTACCACTAATAGAAATACTACCAGTAAATTGAGAACCAATAGTTGAACCAGTTGCAGCAGTTCTAACAACAAATCCAGTATCAGGAGAAACAGATGCTGTTACAGAACCTGAAATAAGTCTGCTTACTTTATCGGCTGTAATATTTGTTAAACCACTACCATCTCCTCTAAATGAACCACTAATGTCAGAACCAGATATTTGCTGTGCAACAATGCTACTACTGAAAAATACACTACCAGTAAATTGTGAACCACTTATTAGAGAATTAACTTTAAATCCTTCTTCAGCATCAACAGAAGCAGTAACACTACCACTTGCTAATCTAGTTGCTTTTGGTAAATTAAACAACCCACCACCATCTCCATAAAAAGAACCAGTAAATGAACCACTAAATGAAGAAGCAGTAACATTTGTAGCTACTATACTTCCACTTACATTCAAACTACCCGTCATTTGAGTATTTGAAATTATTTTTACAATTGGTTCTTTTTGAATTAAAGCATTTACAACTTTAATTGTACCAGTTGCTGATACATCAAATTCACTATTATAATATAATGTGTCTGGTGTATTTGCTCTTGGTGTAAAATATATTGTACCAAGTTCAGTACCATTATTTGTTAAACCAAAATCTGACCAACCATCCCCCTGCCCTGTTGTTTGTGCAGTTTTAATCCAAAAGTTATGATTTACGGCATCAACATTAAATTCATAATTTATACCTCTTACTAAAGTTAATGTAGAATTATATCCGTTTGTTGCTCCACTAAACAAATATTGATTAGCGTTATAATTTACATTATAAACAGTTTGTATTGATTCAGATGCGTAATATGCATATGATGATGAAATTATTACACTACCACTAAATGTAGAGAATGTATTAACTCTAAATCCTTTATCAGGAGTTACCGATGCCGTTACACTACCACTACCGATTCTAGAAAGGTCTATATCTTTAATTGCCTTAATAGGAATATCGTATAATTGTGCACCACTACCAGAATATGAACCAGTATTTAATTTTATTGTACCTTCAAAAAATGCAGATACTCTTTCAAAACTTTCGCTCGTAAGATATGAACCACTTACATAGATACTACCAGTAAATTGAGAACCCGTATCAACTGATATTACAATAAATCCTTTATCAGGTGCTACCGATGCCGTTACACTACCACTAGCAATTCTAAATGAGTCACCACTAAAAGCTGAACGAGGTATATTAAATAATCCGGCACCACTACCACTAAATCCAGATGCAGATACAGCAACATTTACAACTAATCCTAAATTTGGAGAAATTGATGCAGTTGCAGAACCACTAAATATTTTTGTTGAATCTATTGCTAAATTAGCTAAAGTAATATTTGATAATTTAGAGCCATCTCCAACAAAGTAAGAACCACTTTGTACATAAACACTACCACTAAAAATAGAACCACTAGCTACCGATGTTACAACAAATCCAAAATTAGGTGATACAGATGCGGTTACACTACCACTTGTTATTAACGTAGATAATAATGCATCAGGTGTTAAAGCTGAACGAGGTATATTTCTTAAATAATTACCCTCACCATAATATGTTGAACCAGATGCTAATTGAATTGAACCGCTATACGGATTTATGAATACACTTCCGCTAATATTAACACTACCAGTAAATTGTGAGCCACTATCTTTTGATATTACTTTAAATCCATATGAAGGTGCTACCGATGCCGTTACACTACCACTAGCTATTTGTGGTGATACAACCGATGGTACATTTGTTAATTGAGAACCATCTCCAATAAATGCAAATGCTTTTAAACTACCACTTACATCAACACTCCCAGTAAATTGTGAACCATATTGTGAACCTGTTCTATTTGTTATTACTTTAAATCCATAATTTGGGTCAACTGATGCTGTTATACTACCACTTGTTATTAATGTAGATAATAAAGCGTCAGGTGTTAATGCAGAACGAGGTATATTTCTAAGATATGTACCTTCACCATAATAAACAGATGATGATTCTAATATTAAAGAACCAGAATTAGTATCAATTCTTAAACTTCCTGTAATCGATACACTACCAGTAAATTGAGAACCACTGTTTACAGATAATACAATAAATCCATCTAAAGGTGCTACTGATGCCGTTACACTACCACTAGCAATTCTACTAGCTACCTGCGCATCAGGTGTTAATGCTGAACGAGGTATATTAAATAATCCTCTACCATCACCCTGAATAAATGATGAACTTACAGAACCCGTAAATTCAAAAGCGTTTATAGAACCCGTAACAACTATTGAACCTGTTACATTTATACTTCCAGTAAATTGAGAACCACTATTAGCTGATTCTACTTTAAATCCTTCATCAGGACTTACCGAAGCAGTAACACTACCACTTGCTAATTTAGTTGCTTTTGGTAAATTAAATAAATTACTACCATCTCCAAAAAATGAACCAGTAAATGAACCACTAAAAGATGAACCCGTTATATTGTTTCCAATAAATTCACTTTGTACTCTTACAGACCCAGTAAATTGTTGTATATCGGCATTTTTATTACCAAATATATTTGAACCAGATGAATAAATTATAGATGATGAAACAACATTAACAATAAGTTGGTCAGCATATATTGATTTAGAAACATATAAATTTCCAGCAATTGTAGTATCAACATTTACTTGCAATCCTTTATCAGGAGAAATTGATGCGGTTGCACTACCACTAGCTATTTGCTTAGATGTTGGTGCAAATTGAATAAATCCTCTATTACCATCACTATCCGATACAAGAATGGCAGGATTATCATATAGAGAAGCCGAAAACGATGGAACACCAAAATTTGGTTCTGCTTGAGATAAATCAAGGAACTGATATCGGTCTGCCGTTACATTTTTTGGGGATACTAC